GTAACTCCTGCGATCGATCTAAAATCACCTGGACTATCTGCGCCATCTGGGTTATAGCCATATGGGTTTGCACTGATCGCTGCGTGATTTACTGCTACATGTATAGCCCCGGTATTTTGATCCGGTCTTTTCGCTAATGCCTTCCTTATAAACCATCCTGCCATGACTGCAAATCGGTGCAGGATCTACAATCTCGCTGCCTAACTGCGCTTTAATATCTGCAATAGTTTCAGCTGCAGGGCGCACACTGCCTACGCCATCAACCTTTACTGCAGGTTTGGCGGTAGCCCATAGATCAACCTCTACTGCAGGCTGAGTCGCCAAGCGTTCTACCTTTTCCATGTCTTGGCGTGTAGGCCGCGCATCGCTTGGCATAAGTAACCCAATGGCTCTACCGATTGCGCTGGTGCTGCAATTTTCAATCCAGAAATCACGGTTTACGCCTCGATCAGTACGCAGCTCATAGGCATAATCAACAGCCGCCGGAACTACATCCTCATGCTCGCGGAATACGCTGGCACGGATGATGACGTAGCCATCCTTGACGTTTAACTCAACAATCTCGGTAATGATCCTGCCTGCGATATGAGTTTCTCTAAACCGCTTAATGCGGCTATTTACATCCTCATAATTATTTAGGTCAAATGCCATTACTTGACCACACGATCACTAGCTATACGCATACCAGCTGCGCGGCCACGATTGTAGCCATCCTTCATGCCTTCTTTGTAGCCTACTGACCAACCGACTATAAACCAGCCAAGACTAGCAATTAAAACCAGTACAAGTACCTTTTCTATATCCATTTACTTCGCCCTTGTTCGGGTTAAGCCGTGCTACACCGAATTAGGTAGCCCTGCCTAACGTGTAAATTAAGGGTAAAGCCTGGGTATGACAGTTGGCAATAACCGACACGCCTAACGGGTTAATAACATTTCGTAGATCGAATCGACTTTTGCTTCAATACGATCGACACGGCCGCGTAAGTTATGGCCTCCGTTATTGTCCATGCGTAATTCGCTTAGGTAATACTTGACTAGATGGCGAACCATCCCAGCCGCAAACCCCATAAGCATACATAATCCTATGGCTATAGCTATAAGCGACTGGGCGGCCGTCATTATTTAATACCAAAAGTCTTATCGCTGTGATTTAGTCCACGCAATAATGGGCCGATAAGGCCAGCGATAAAAGCATTAGCTAATGTCTTAGGGTCTGTAACCCCTGACATGTATAGCGCAGCGGCGCAGCTGACGGCAGCGCGTAAGTATGAAAGGCAAGCGGCTTGTAATTGTGTTTTCAATTTGAGTCCGCCCATGCAATTACGTTAAAAGTAAATGACGGAGTTGTGCCGCCAATTTCGTACGACACCCGTAAGGTATCTGTAAACGGTGTGCTAAGTCTGATGACCTCGCGTGATGCTGCTGTTTTCTGTGTAAAGGTGGCAATAGTGTTGTAATTAGTGCCATCTGTTGTATCTTGTACTACAAGGTCTAAAGTAGGGGTAGTACCACTAGCTGCAGTTACCTGTAGCTGTAAGACTAACTGCCGTGCAGCGGCAAAGCCAGGTATGCCTGTACCTGCAGCTGTAGTGGTTCTAGCACCGGATGCTAAAAGCGTTACTGTACTTGCAGGAATATTGGCTTGCTGTATATCACTCACTTGATTCTCCTAATTGCCCTTTAGTTTTGTCGTACTGTAGCCCTAATTTTTCTATTAGCTTGGCAGCCTTGATTGGATCTAGGCCTATCTCAAAATGCATCTCATCTTTGCGTGTCCATGTACCGCCCCAGATAAGGCCGTACTTGCGGGTTAGTGCCAGGATCATTGTAACTTCACCAGGCTCAAATGTGCCAGATTTGCCTAGCGGATGCTTAGTTGCGTTTAAGTCTATGGCTGTGCCGCTGCTGTGGTTACTTAACTTGCCGGGTACGTTTCTAACATCGCGATAGCAGTAGCCCCAGTCATCTAGCGCATTACCATCGATTGGCTCGATTAGCTCGTTAAAGTCCTCAGCAAAAGCAACCAGCAAAGGTGCAGCAAAATAGGCGCAGCGCAGCTTTACCTTGCTGCCCTTGATCGCGTAAGACTTGATACGAATCGACTCAACATCTCTAGATGCTGGCCAGCCGTTATAACTTATGGCTGTCATTGTCACACTTCCATAAGCAAGTAGTTTCATCTAATACGGCTTCATCATGGCATTTAGCAGGTATGAAAGCATCTCGATCGGCATCGTATGTGTAACCAATGCCAGCGTAGTGTTTACGAATATTGCCGTTATAACTTGTGCGCTTACAAGTTTGGCCTCTGAAATTACCATACCAAGTTTCTGTATCTAAACCATCAATAAGTTCAGTTTCATCTTTACCAACAATTACCTCGGTAACAATATTGTTTTCATCAATAAATGCGTAATGAGCCATTATGACCAACTAACTGTGCCAGTACCGGCAGTAATTGTAGTTACTTTAAATCCACCAGCAGGCGCAGGTGTAGAACCTGTTAAACCGCCGCTTAAAGTTATTGTGCGTGTATCAGGATATTTAAGAATTACAACACCACTACCACCGCTGCCACCTGTAGTTGGGCCGCCTAGAGCTGATCCTGATGCTGATCCACCGCCGCCGCCGCCAAGGTTTGCGCTTCCATTTGAGCCATTACCGCGTGCACCAGATGTTGCCTTAAATCCTGCACCACCGCCACCAGTGCCACCGCTTCCAGCAGTAGGAGATGAAGGCGTGCCACCTGCGCCATTTTCAGCAGCACCGCCACCGCCACCACCAGAATAAGTTACCGATGATCCGCTAATCGATGAAGCTACGCCGTTGCCGCCATTACCAGCAGCAGTTGAACTTCCCCCACCACCGCCAGCATTAGCACCGCCACCGCCGCCGCCTGTCCTATTTGTGGTAGTAGATGAAAGTCCAGTACCACCGCTTTGACCTTGACCAGATGTACCTGATCCGCCAGTTGGTGATTCAGTCGCATTTCGACCGCCACCACCACCGCCAGAACCACCGCTTGTGCCGTTTGGAGCATCAAAGCCACCAGCCACGCCGCCACCAGTAGATGTGATTGAACTAAAAATACTATTTGAACCACTAGATCCAACACCAGCTGCGCCAGCACCGCCAGCACCAACCGTTACTGTATAAGAAGTCGAAGCATTAATGGAAAAACCAGAAGCCGTTAATAATCCACCTGCGCCACCGCCGCCGCCGACAGCTGTATTTCCTGATGAGTTACCACCACCAGCACCGCCGCCAGCAACTACCAAGTATTCCAAACTAAAAACATTACCTGGTGTTGATAAAGATCCTACGATTGTATTAAGCATTAGCTGATCGCACCTACAACGTACCAAGCATCTGTGCCAGTTTTAATACAAGCTGCTGATTTGTATTGGCTGATTGTTGGAGATGCCGGCACTGTGCCACCACTTAATACAGTGGTTGTACCTGGTGTTACAGCTGAGATCGTGGTAAGTCCTGCGCCAATATTCATAACTGTAATCACCGTGCCTACAGCAAAAGCCACTGATGCATTAGTAGGTATCTTAAACGCGTTAGCTGATGCGTTATTCATGGTCACTAGCACCTGATATTGATCGGTGGATACCGCTGTGTAGGTAGCACCTGTCTGGGCATTAAGGGTAAATGCCACTAGCCCGTTAAACATGCTGCTAGTAAGTACGTCACCCGTTACTGCTGGGAATCCTGTTGCCATTTATTTCTCCTTAGTATGAAAGTACGTTTACGCCTAAAACGCCATAGTTTGCATTGCCGATAATGAACCCATCGATGACAGGCTCTAAAGTTGTAAAAGTAGTGCGCCATTTATTCGGGGTAACGCTGTGTGCTACGCCGAAAACTTGTAGGGTCTTAGTAAGTGTTGAACTGCCAGGCTGGTTAGTAGTGATAGTTACCGGGTCAAAAAAATCTAAATCTAAGGCTGCGATTATGCCTGTGTTGTAATTATCTGTGTATAGGTCTAGCTCGATGGCATCGCAACGCACGCTAGTCTCAGCACGGCTGGCAACGTAGGCACGGGCATAATCCAGGGCTACGGCATCGGTCTGCATAAGCAAATTTTGGATATTGTAAGTATGAGCAAAATACTTCTCGACACTAGCTGCGTTAGTAGCGTTCTGTACCGTGCCACCTGTGCGGGTTACGTTAGCCTGGTTAAATACAAGGGTGTCATCTAGTCGCCAGACGGCGTTAAAGTATCCAATATCTGTGCCGTTATCGTTAAATACTGTAGGTGTACCGCCGATGCTGGCAGTAGTTACTGATCGATCTTGAAATACAAACGATCCCGATGCATCAACGTAGAACGCGCCGTACTCAGAATTTGTAACAGTTTGTAATGCGGCTAGGGATGTACGAGCTGTGCCGGGGTCTGCTTGCATAGTGGTTAAACCTGCATCAACATCGCGCATAGATGCTGGCCATGAAATTTCATCAAGGATCTCGTTAATGCGTGTGCCAGATAGTTGCCCTGCTGTCGCACCTGTGACTGTAGCAATCTGGGCATTTTGTGCTAAGCGCAGCGCATCAACTGCTGTTATAACTGTATAAACAACATCGGTAGCATTTTTAGGTGTAGTGGTTGTATAGCTAGTAATAAACCCTGAGAACATGGGATAGGTAGTGCCGTCATAAGTAGCCGATATAGATACCTTACGCATTGGATCTAGTAGGCCAAAATAGGGGCTGCTTGGGTTCTGCGGGTTAAAATCGCCGTTCTGATCCACAATGCGCAAAGTCAATGTGCCAGTCTGAAACTCATCTGCTTGAGGATTGCGGCCGCGCTTAATGCTTACGCTATCTACTACATCGCTAACATCTACAATAACTGCAGCTGAGTCTGCTAATACGTTAGTGCCAAATATGCCTTCGCCAATAATAAATGCCTGAGCAAAGCTAGGGCCTGTAGAAAAGTTAATGACCGCGTTAATCGTAGGTATTGTCATTAGCCGGCATCCACTAAGAATCCAGCAGCTGTGCGCGGCAAACCTGTCCTATTAGCACTTAATACCGCATCGTTTACCTTTTCAATAAAATCATCGCCATCTAATACGTTGCCTTCTACGGTGACATTTACAGTTACTGGTGGTGGCGTATATGTATAACCTGGCACTGAAAATCCAAAACCACCAGAAGGCATAGTATTACCACCAAGCCCAGCAAAAGGGTTATTAGTGCTAGGTGTTGGAGTTGGGCTTGGAATTACAATGACAGGAATAGGCTCAGTGATTGCAGGAGTAGGTGTAGAGATTGCTTTAGGTGCTGTAACTAATGGCATTAAATCATCAGGTTCTAAAGCAAGTATGCCGCCACCTTTGCGACCAGGGTCAAGTGTCAAAGGCATGCCAGAAATCTTTGCCAGTAGTTTAGCAATATTTTCAAGGGTTTCAAGTGTTTCAGCAAAAGGATTACTTGGTGGCTTGATGGCAGCCAGTTGACCTTGTAACGCGCCTATAGCTTGCTGTGATGCCTCTAGTTTTTTCTGTAACTTATCTGCTAGTTCAAAATCCTCATTGAGAATTGCTTTTTGTAGTTCAAGGCGTAATCTTTCGTTATCTGAAATCTTGCCTTTTAGCGCGGCCTCGATCTGTATTCGATCAATATTAAACATGGAATCAGCTTTAGCCAATATTGCTTTGTTGGCAGCAGCCAGTTTGTCTGCTCTAATTTTGGCAGCGGCTAGTGCTTTTGTGGCTTTTAGTTCAGCAGCTCGCGCAGCAGCAGCTTTAGCAGCAGCAGTCTTGGCTCTTTTTTCCTCAGCAAGTCGCGCTGCATTTTGCGAATCAGTAAAGCCGCCACCTGGCTTCATATTTAATCTATCAAAAGTTTCCTGCGTAATACTGCCAGTAAGAAAAGCACCAAAATAGTCTAAAAATGTTAATTTATCTAAATCTTTTAACAGGTCACTTACAGCTGTTGCTAAAGTAATTACGTTATCCGTAGCTTTATCTATATCACCATTACCAGCCAAATCAGCAAATGCATCTACCAAGCCTTCGCCTATAATTTCTTTAGCATTAGCCGATGCAACAGCCAATTTATCTATCGATCCGGCAAAGGTATCAATATAAGCTTTGCCTGCGCCTGTACTTTGTTTAATAAGTATGGCTTGAATTTCAGCAAAGTCTTTTGTCTTTAACTCAGCATCAGTTAAGCCAATGTTTAATTGCTTTAATCCTTTGTAATTACCAATGTAGGCACGGGATAAAGTGTTGATAACATCTGAAAATCCTAAACCAGTAGATCGGGCTAGATCAACCGCTAAAGCCATTAACTCTTGAGTCTTGGCTGTTGATAAAGTAACTTTTGCTAATTTTGAATAAGCCGGTCTTAGTTCATCATCAAAAATACCTGTTTGTTTTTCAAGGTCTGCTATAAAGGTTTCAGCACTTGCACTTGCATAAGCCAAGCCTAAGTTTTTTAGATTTTGACGTAATACGGTTATAGCGGCATCATCCTCAGCAAACGCCTTGACAGATTGCTTAGCAAAATTGACCACAGCTCTAGTGCTAAAAGCTAAACCAAAAGCACCCGCTAATTGTTTAACATTTTTTGTTAATTTTTGTGTTGCTGTTTCGGCTTGCTTAAAACCTTTAGCATCAAAACTAGAGCCTAATTTAATATCTGGATATGCCATCAGGCAGCCCTGCTAAATGATTGCTTCTGGCTTCTTTTATAAAATTCTCTAGTGGCTTTATCTATGGCTTTGTTAGCTGCGCCTTCTGCTACGCCACGGCTTTCAGCCCAAGCGCGAAATATAAAGCGGCCTTGACCTTTAAGGCTTGATGTAACTGGCTCTAAGTTATCAATAAATTGAGCACCTGCTTTAGGGTTTGCCGATCGGCTAACACCCTTAGATGCGCCTGATGCGCTAGGGCCTACCCATGCCTGTGGCCGTCTAGCAGTTTCATAGATCGCACCAGCTGGTGACTTGTTTACAATTCTTGCCAGCGATGTAAAACCGTTTTTGTCGCGCTTGCTTACCCGATTCTCTAACACAATATTGCGGGTAATTGTGTTGTAGTTAAATACTGGAAATCGTGCCTCAGAAAAGGATCGTGCCTGCCAACCACTCATAGGGGATTGGCTAGGTACAAATCCACGGGCCTTCTTAACTAC